AATTAAACATTCGCACCCTCTCACATTATGTAATACTATTATATAGCATAAAAATATATTTGCCAACTATTATTTTTAGGGGTTGACATTTCTGAAAATTCTGTTATAATAAGATTCTTCTTAGTGAGAGGGCAGTATGTTTTAAAGTTTTAAGACACATTCTACTAGCTTTTCATCAATAGATGTATTTGTCTCTAAAGCAACTCCTACAATAGCTGCACCATCATACTCTTTAGATGCACGACCATTATTATGAGCATATACGGTTTCACCTTTACTTACAGCACCAATAACTCTTACTGGAACACGACCTTTTAGCGCAAGAGCTTGACCTTCTACATCTGCATTCATAAGAAATGCGGGTTTTAATGATATCACTCCTACAGGCAATCCAAATACATTACACTCATCGGTTTCAGCCTCATCAATTACAGACACTTTCATAACCGTGCCAACAGGATATTCTATATCAGTGGTATATTTTTCTGCAAGGTCAGCGAAATTTGCAGACGTAGCTAGACCGTAAAATGTGTTAGCATATACACCCTTAAGTCTAGCGCCTGTTGCACCAATATCGTATTGGTTATCGTTAGCTGATTGGATAGTCATATCAGCATTTATTTCCATACTATCATTTAAGCTAACAGGTCCATTAAAAATAACAGTGCCTGTGTTAGTAAAAGTGTTAGTATTTGTCATTGTTCTAGACGCTGTTACATTAGCAGAGACATTCGACCTTTCAAAGACTGCGGGAATAATATCAGCAGGAATATCTGTACCATCATCTGTTATCATGCTAGAAGGAATATTGGGTATTCTATCGATTAAAAATATTCCTGATGTTATCTTACTAGTTGCAAGTGAAGGTATTCTATCCTCGTGAAATTGACCCATTGTAGTTTGATTAGCATTTAAGTATGGTAATCTAGCTGTATCTATAGTTCCTGTAGTAATGTTAGACGCATCGAAATTGGGAAGTAAAGCAGGATTAAAAGTACCTGTTGTAATTTTACCTGCATCTAATGCAGGAATATCGCTCTGAGTCAGCGCCCTTCTTACAAAAGTAAAGACTCCTGTTGCCGAAGAATAACTTAATTCACAATACGTGCCGCCGCCAGATGTTGTCGCACTTAATTGATTTTTTGCAAGTTGGAGTGTAGAGCCACCTACACTAGTTTTAGTTTCTATAGAATTTATAGCACCAACTATACTCGAACTATCTAACGTAGTAAGTGCGTCCAAATCTCCAATGTATGTTCCTAAAAGATTAGTCTTTTCGCGCCAGCCGTTGACGGTGCTTGAGAGGTCTACATTTACAATTCTGGGCATTAGTCACCTAACTTTCTGGTTATTTCAACTAGCAGATTTTTAATATCTGATACTTCTGCCTTGAGTGTTTGAAATTCTTCATTTTTAGCTCTTAGCATTTTTTTTCGTTCTTTAGATTTTTCAATTTCAACAATATTTGTATTTATGATTGCGCCTGATTCCTCATCAACCATAAAATCATTTTCGCCTCGAATTTTAGATAGTTGCAATTTAATCTCCCAAACTTATTGCTCTAAAGTCTCTTATCATAGGAACTTTAGATGAGTTGGAAGAAGTGAATACGATTTTCACTTTAAATCTATTAAACGTAGGTAATGTTCCCGTATCGCCACCTTCTGTGTAAATATATTCTCGGAAAGTTTCTCCATCATCATCCGAAGGCATTGCAGTATCTAATGTTGCTTGTACCCAAGGCACAGAGTCAAAACTAACGCTATCCATGATTGCTTTATAATAAAGCTCAACATTAGCAGCCGAGGGTTTATTAACTGCCATAAATATTTTTAATCCTGACGCAGGAGATAGAAGCGAAATAGATTTTGTTATGTGTTTCGCTAAAGCTGATCCTGCAAGTGCGTCTGTCTCTGCTTTGTATGTAGAATATCCTTCACTACCAGTTACCGTATCGTCTACATCAAATACAACATTATTTGTCCCAGATGTAGATGAAGTAACTGGCTCAGGATTATCGATTATATTTTCAAATATTGATACACCACATCTTTGAAGATCAATAACAGGAGAAACAAAATTTGAACCTGTTACAATATTGCCATGTACTAAAAGAGACGTATCATTAACTAATTGATCTTCCCTAGTCGTATGTGCTATAATTCTAGGAAATTCAAAGTAATTATTCGCTTTGTTTCTTAATGGCTCTACTGCGTAATGTGCATATGGGCTTTCTGATCCTGCATAAGATTTACCGCTAGTTCCTATCTGAGTGAAGTTTATAGAAGTATTTTTAGGACTTATGCTTTCAAGATTTGGGAACATGGAATTATAAGCATATTGTTGCGTAATTTGAATTGCATTGCCACCAGTTGTCAGCGGAACAGTTACTACTGGCAAACTGGATTGATTAAATGCAAAAGAATGACCATCAACTTCAGTTACGGTGTGTGCTGTTCCACCATTGTTCAAGAATGTTGCGTATGTTGAATCTACAACACCTGAAAGAACTACGCTGTCTCCTACTAGAAGTCCGTGGTTTTTAGCTTCAACTTTAACTTTTTTACGCTCAGTCGGTTTGGCAAATAGCGTGATCGCGTTGGGCTTTAAAAGTCTATTGGGAACAGTAGCATTTTTAAACACTGCTTTTCCAGTCGTGTTTGTAAACGATGCTCTATGCAATTTAAATTTCATATCTTGCCACTGAGATGCTTCCCATGTCTTACTATTTTGAGATTTAAATAGTGATCCTAAGAATGGCTGCCTGTTGATCTTTTTATTTGTAGTTCCAAGAACAAATTCACCTACACTAGAAACATATAATAAGTAATCTGTATTATCAGTAATGCAAACTACCGCGTAGTCTGTGTAGCCCTTCAAATAAATAGGCTCATCGAATATAAAATCTGTTGCTAATGTAGCGTCAAGGCTTGTAGCGACTTGAGCAGACGTTAATAGTTTTTGAGAACCGGGCACAATAATATCTGAAGCAGGATAACCGTTAACCATAGGTCTAATCTGAATCCAAACTGGCATAGTAGTGCTTTTTGTTTTAAAGTATAAAGAAACCTTTGTAATAAACACTCCAGTCGATTCGTGAACAGTAAAAGATTGCGCTAAAGGATCACTGTTTTGCTGCTCATTGCTATCGTCGCCACCGGCGGACCTGTCGCCATCTGCGGCTCTATTTACGGCAGCAAAATTAGTGCGGCTAGTAACAACCCTAGATGTATTCGTAGATGTATTTCCTACTACTTCTAGCCAACGAGTTGACAAAATATCCTCTTGTCTTGTATCGAGAACCCCAGACGCACTATATACCGCAGAGCCGTAAGAAATAGCATTTGCTTCATTATCTGCCGTGATATCTATTAATTTAAACTCTGCTGAACCAGTAGGAAATCTTATAGCTGAAGTGCTAGGAACAAAGAAAGATCCTTGAACTATGCCATTGCCGTCAGTGTACAAATCGCTTTTACCGTTGGGATGACCGTTTGCGTTAAGCTGTGTGTTTCCAAATTCAGTTGCCTTGTGCGAATTAAAAGATACATACGTCTCTTGTTTAACCCAATCTGCAACATCAATGCCATCAAAAAATGCAAACATTTTTGTATTTGGCTGAAAACCTTCGCCCCTAAAATAAACTAATCTAGAACGCATAAACGGAATAAATGCCCATTGAACTAACCTATCACCGATAACCTCACGAATAGTTTCGCTTGATACAACAGTATTTACCGTAGTTTGAGTTGTTCTATTAACACCTCTTGTTATTGTGCCACATGTTCTGCTGTTACCCGTCGTGTTTGCAAAACCAGTTTCACTAAGAACTATAGACCTGCTGTTTGTTGATGATCCTACGTCTAGTCCGTTTAGATCAGAGCCAGACCAATTCCATTCATGTTCGTTCCATAAATGTGCAGAGTTTGTATTTAACCTTGTGCCACCATCAATAACTTTTTGTCCAAGGTATTCAACTTCTTTCCAATCATCACTGGAGGGAGAAAGTTTAATGTGACCTCGAAAACCCATAGTCATAAAAGGATTAACATTTTCCGTGCCTGAAGCTAAATCTTGACCAATGTAATCTGCGTGTGTGTATGCAAGATAAACATTATCTCCTACTAAAACAGTATTTGTAGATAGTGTTTGGTCATAAATCAGACCTATATTATTTGACGAAAATGAAGGACGGGCAAATTTCTCTTTAGGATCTATAGATGCATTATATTCAATATTATTAAAATCTGTATATGATTGGTCTGCAAAATTATCTGCAATAAAACCTGTCTTTGTTCTAGGCAATCCATTTTCATCAAGAACTTCAATATTTTTTGTGTCCATCTCTAACAAAGATAGTGTTACCATTTCCTCAAAACGCTCAAGACGATTTTCTATTTTACCGATATCGCGCATAGTATATCGTTTGTTTTCTATCATACTAAATGTCAAATCTTTAGAGCTTAAAGTATATGGGTTTACTTTTACTCTATATAATTCCATCGCAGTCTGCGGAATATCAGGAAATATTGGAGAAAATGCTGGGGTGCCTTCAATATATTTCATTTGACCATCTTGTTCCAATACTAACTTATCGAATCTAGGCAGATAATATTCAACGTCAAATGTGAGTACCGAAGCTTGTTTTGGAATTGGAATTGGAACAGCAGAATTATTAGAAAAGTTTCCTGTTGTGCCTTTTGACGGTCTTAAATCAATACAATCTTTTAAATCAACAACATCGCCGTTTTCCATAGTATATGTGGGAATATTGCCATAGTCGTATGTTGATCCTGTGCCTGAAGAATAAGAGTTGGGCGCATAATAATCTCCTTGACCATGCTCATAATATGTGAAATTTACCCAAATTGTTGTCGTGCTTAATGCATGATTATTTTTCAATCTAAGTTTAGAAGTTTCATAATATGCATCTTTTGCGCCATTGTCAAGAACAAATTTATCCGTGATGATCTCGCCAGTAGAGTTATTATATCTTATCTCCGATATATTAACAACATCTAATTCTAGCATATCAGTCACAACGTCTTGTTGCCCAGCAGTCCAAGCAACAGTATAACTTCTATTGCCTGTTTGCAATGTTTTAGCCGCAAGAGTTGCGACTGCCTTATATGTGTATGCTATAACTGTTACTATTTGGTCATCGACTGCTTGGGTAAACCCAGTTATAGTTGCAGAATTAGAGTTTAAACTACCTGAAGTAACCGTTATAGATTGAGGTGTGCCTGCTGCGTTTATTGCTATCCAGTCACTAATATCTACAAAAACTTCGCCTGACCCCCCAGCTATCGTTACTTGAGTAGTACCTGCAGCTAGTGTTGTTGTATATCTCTTTTGTTGATATAAAGACAAATTAGATACTGATTTAGCTCTAGGCTTAGGTAAAGGAAAAATTAAACTTCTATTATTAGAATTATGTATTACTGATCTATTGTTTTCTCTAAAGATGTTTACATAACTGTCTTGCGAACCAACTGTAGCACCAATACTAAATGCCGATACGTCAAATTGATAACTTCCTGTCATTTGTACATCAAAAATATACAATCTGTATGCAACGCCTGTAATATTATTTTCTTTTTCAATCGCTCTAACTCGACAAGTTCCCACAGTAGCACCAAGCCAATTGACAGCGTTTTTAATTGTAAGTGGCGCCATTAAAGAGATATCAGGAATGCCTAACAAGCTAGAAACTAGAATATAGTTGCCATATCCTGTACCTACAGTTTCGTTAATAACAGCTTCGGTCGCAGTTGCTTTACTTACTGACAAGAATGTTGGTAAATTTTTTGAAATCTTATATCCATTTACATATGCTTTACCGGGGGATACCCTCAGTTTGATATTTGCCATTATGCGCTATCCTCGAATCTTATGAAAAATGGTGAAACGGTATAATCTCCGGACTCATCGTTTGTTCGTATTGCCATTAAATCGTTTATTTTGTTATATTGATCGTAACCTGTAACTCTGTCTGAAATAATAGAGTTAGTTACATTTGCAACATAAACAAATGTTCTATTGCTTGGCACTAACGCTTCTGTTGTAAGTGTTAGTTTAATTCTATATCTATCTGCTCCTGGAGCAGTTTGGTTCGGCAAACTTCCTTGATTGTCAAACAATGTCTCATCGTCTTCCGATGTTACAATATCTTGAGTCACTAAAAATCCTACAACAGCATCTACAGACGATGTATATTTTGAAATTATAAGCTCTTGCTGAGGAGCGTGAACAAAAAATCCTTGAGTAAAAAAGTCAGCTTCGCCAACAGATATTTTTGTTCCAAAGCCATAAGCAGGATCTAGTGTAGTATTTGTTGTTTGTGTGATTAGTCGAGTACTACCCTCACTTTGAACCAACTCTTCGCCAGGAGTAACGCTAATCGTTGATGTTCCTGAAGTCGCATTTAAAGTACTTGTGTATTGAACATAAAGTGTTGCTGGATCTGAGCCAGCAGCTATGACAACCTCTATTACTTTTACAATAACTCCAGAAACTTGGCCTACAAATGATGTTCCCACTAGTGAAGTGGGATCCGAAGGTAATGGATTAATTGCTGTGTTTAATTTAATAAATCTATAACCACTATTAATTGATAAACCACCTGGCGAAACTGAGGCGCCTTCTTTAAATATATTCTTTCCGAATCTTTCGATTCCGGTTTGAATTATAGTCTGAAGTTGGGTTAATTCCCTAGCTTGCAATGCTCTGTTACTATTAAAGAGAACGCGCTGAAAACTTTTGTCCTCATCGTAATCATCTCTATAGACATCTGAGAATGTCGAGGTGGTATATGTCTTGACCATTAGTATTCTTTCTATGAACAGTTGTCAAGTTTTATGACAATTTTTATATCTTCGGTTTGATTAGGAACACGTTCAACAGCGGCTCTATTATCTATATACAAAATATCTCCAGATCTAGGATTAGCTTCTCCTATTATTTTAGGAAGTAAGATAACGCCTTCGCCAGGGCCACCAGTTTCACTTATAGAATCGCCTACAACAAATGGTACATATCCCGTTGAGTCGAATTGATGATAATATATCGTATTTCCAACAACATGATCTACCCAAGCTTTTGCTCCGCTTGTAGCGCCTACGATATCTCTATCTGCACTAATTGCTACGGCTTGAGAGGACAACGTCATACTGTTGAGCGTTTTGCCTGTAATTTGTGTGAAATTATTAGAGGATGCAGAATCTTTAATATTTTTTATAATACATATCTGTCTAAAATCTTGTGATGTTATAAAGTCTGGTTCATTGCCTGTTATTTTGCTATTAATTAAAATCATCTGAGATTTGAGGTCGGTAACTGCATTAGAACCAAATCCTCTAGATGTTGAGAGTACAGGTCTAACAATCGCACCTGTGCCAGTTGTATCGTCAATAGTTAGAATGGCACCATCTAGAT